GGATTGTTTCGGAAAAACAGTAGACGAAGACCCTTCTCCTCTGCACTTCTCACAACACCCATTTCACACTGCAGCACTACATTGGGATGACAAGTATTATAAGAATAAGTCTTTTATTAAGGCCGAATCTTATCCCACTTATAAGCATGCCCGATGGATTAATTCCAGGTCTGATCAATTCAAAGTATTGACGGGTCCTGTTTTTAAAGCCATCGAGAAAGAAGTGTTCAAGCTTCCTTGCTTTATAAAGAAGATACCTGTCATGGACCGCGCAAAGTACATCAATGATATGATGGGGCAATTGGACGGAACTTTCATTGCCACTGACTACAGCAGTTTCGAGCGAGCCTTCAACCCTGCGGTTGTTAAGGCTGTCGAGATGCAGATGTACAAATATATGATGAAGAATCATCCAGAGATGTGGAACGTTGTTGAAATAATCGAGAAAGGGCTCACATCTGATCAACTTTGTGGGGCCTCCTCGGTTCGGGTCAAGACTCAGGCACGTATGTCTGGTGACATGTGCACGAGTCTAGGCAACGGATTCACAAATTTTCTGATTATGTCATATTGGGCGCACAAAAACAATTTTGAGTTCTGTGGTGTGGTTGAAGGTGATGATGGTCTGTTCAGGGTTCCTAGCGAAGATTTAATTCCTCCGAGTGAGTTTTATAACGATCTTGGGTTTGAAATCAAGCTTGTCAGGACTGACCGTCTAAATGAGGGGGGCTTTTGCAAGTTGTACTATGCTCCAGATGAACCGGAGAACTTGCAAGACCCAATTCCAGTGGTTCTACGTACTGGGTGGACCTTGTCATCCAAGATGCATGGTGGGCCGGGGACGATGCGCGAGCTGCTTCGAGCGAAGGGCTTCTCGCTAATGTGCGAAACTCCACATTGTCCAATCATTAATGCCATGGCAAAATGGATCATGAGGATCACAGAAGGCAGTGAGATTGCTGCGCCTGAGACGTGGTGGGAACATGAACGCTGGCGAAACTATGATGCTCATAGGGCCACTGAGAAGCTCATCAGTGGCCCGACAATTGGGCAGCGTTGTTTCGTTGAACGTTTTTGGGGAATAGCTATTGAGGACCAACTTGAGATTGAGAATTGGTTTGATAACAGCAATGTTATTGAGCCAATCACCTGTCCCAAGCTGCTTGATTATGCGGCTGGCTTTGGTGTGTCAGACGATGACAGTACCCATTGCCAAAAAGGCTATTCCGACTGGTTCCACAGTTACCACACGCGTCTTGTGCATCAATCACCTGGTACGGCCTGGTGACCCGGGCGCCTTTGTATTTTTAGTGTAGCAATGCACGCAACAGCTTGGCCAGCTGTTTGTATTTTCTTTCTCATCTGTACTGCATGGTACATGACCCTTCAAATTGGGAAACAGTTGAACCTGCGGCTGGTGATGTTTTGACGAGACCACGGCAAACTCACTTCGGTGAGCGCTGTCTTCTCCGACTTCGCACTCCAGTCAAGGGGGATAGGGGACCACAATTTGTTTGGCGAGTGTTGGGCGCACGCTTGTATCATGTGAGCTGGACTGTCGGGCTTTACCCTATAAAACACGGACCTACTCCAGTAAGATAGATCGACCAGCGCAGGTAGAGCGCGGGGGAACTGCACCTCCATTTATGCAGGGTGCCTGACGTATTCAGGCTGGGCGACATGCCAGACGTCAAAGACGTCATCAAGGTCAACCGGGGCGCTTGCGACCACCGGC